GCCCTTAGCTCCAGAAACAGACTTCTTCGGTGTCGGTGCCTTCTTCTTCGCTCTTGTCGGTTTAAGATCAAGATCTGGGGTGAATCCGTGCCACGGCTCATGTTTGGGTTTGGCGCCACCGGCCTGTTCCTTAAGTACCTTAAGCCTATACCCTTTCTTATCTTTTTTGTCTCTTGCCACGGGGTGCTCCTTGAAGGCGTTTAGCAACTCGCTTCATTACTTCATTGACCACGTACTCTTTCTTGACTCGTCTAGAAACGCGGGCTGTAAGTTCTCGTACAAGAGCCTCTTGCATTGCCCCGGGAGGTGGACCCATTGCTTCAGGAGGTAAACCAGGAGGCAAACCTTCAAGGCCTTCAGGGCCTTCAGGAGGTAATTCGCCTTCTTCGTCGCCCATTTCTGCTTCCAACTTTCTACCAAGACCAATAAGCACTTCAGCTTCTTCTGGGCTTAGATCAACATCTTCCACAGACTCTTCTTCTGGCGGCAACTCGGCGTCTGGTCCCGGCTCAGCCATCTCATCGGGAGCGGGAGGAAGATCATCTTGTTCATCTAAACCTTCGACATCTAAGTCATCTACTACGTCATCTACGTCAAACTCTTCATTAATCTGTTTTTCATCAACAAACTTATTGGATAGCGCACCAATGCCTGCAAGGCCCATAAAACGGCGAACCGTTGATTCGTTTAAAAGTTGCTTCTTCTTGTCACTCATTATACCTCTCCTTGAAAAAATAGGCTTTTCTATATTAAATAGTCTTTCATTTCAAGAATGGAGTATTTTTCTTCAATTTTTGTACGGCTTTATCTTGTATTTGTTTAATTCTTACAATACTAAGACCAAAGCGCTTTGAAGTTTCCTCTAAACTCATCGGACCTTTATTATTGTGCACGGCAATCAACGTACAATTTAAATCCTTTTTATAATCAACCCATAAGCGACAATTTGCTCTCTCACATTTCTTTTTGTTTGATATGCATTCTTTTGCACAATCATTCATACGCCCCACTCCTTTTCTATTATGTCAAATATATTCTCAATCTCATGTTCATCTAAACCAAACTTTCTCTTAACCTCTTCTGCTTTTGCATTTGAGCGATTAATCTTTTTTCTTTTTCTCTTCGATATCTGCTTTTTATCTTTAAGTTCTCCGATAAAATTCATCATGTGTTCGTTCTTTTCTATGTAAGCGATTACAACCTCATTAAAGAATTCTCTTATTTTAATGTCGTCATAATGTAAACGTATTTTTAAATCTGCATGAATCTTATCTAAACTATCAAAACAAATTTGTTTTACTGTGTTCCCGTAGTCCAACTTATTTTGTCCTCAAAATATGTGTATGGCTTTCTGATAAACCAGCATTAGTTTGGCAGATGAATTGCGCCTTTGCTTGTAGCTCTTTGATATTTCTTGCTCCTGAATATGAAAATCCAGAGGTTATGCCCGCTCTAATTTCTTCTAATACGTTTGCAACAGAACCCTTGTAAGGAATCATTGTTGTGATCCCCTCGTTGGAAGAGTATTTGCCTCGCCAATTCATTTGAGCTTCTTTGCTTGCCATACCTCTATACGTTTTAGATTTATTTCCACCCTCGTCAACAATCATAAAGCCCGGGGACTCTTCAGTGCCAGCTAACATAGAGCCCAACATTACAAAATCTGCGCCAGCGGCCAATGCCTTTACTATATCTCCACTAGACCTGATGCCTCCATCGGCAATAATTTTTGTATCTCTATCGCTTATAGCACAATCCATAATTGTTTGAAGTCCGGGCATGCCGTGTCCAGTCTGAATTCTAGTAGAGCAAATAGAACCACCACCAACATTGCATCTTACACTACTAGCACCCCAATCTGCTAAATCCTCAAAACCCTTTCGTGTTGCGACATTACCGGCCATGATATGAACTGAAGACCCAATCTCGTCTCTGATTGATTTAATGGCTCTTTCCACCAACACATGATGTCCATGTGCGACGTCGATACAAATAACATTTACGCCGGCATCAAACAAATTAACTGCTCTTTTCAGATAATCACCCGTAACCCCAACTGCTCCTCCTATTTGTCGTGTGCAAGATGAAGAAATAAAAGTTTTATAGACCTTGCGAACTATTTCACATTGTTTTTCAATTGTGTTATAACGATGAACAATCCCTAAACCACCAATATCATACATAGCTACGGCCATTTGTTCCTCTGTCACGGTATCCATTGGAGAAGAAATAACTGGAAGGTTTAAGCAGATTCTTTCATCTAAATCATTTTTAATATCTACTTCTTTTCTACTTTCAATATCGGAATATTGTGGCACCAACAGTACATCATCATATGTTAAAGCTTTATTCTTGTTTATCACTTATAACCTCCCAACCGTCTAAAAGAACAATCTTTTCTTCATTAGATTGAATTTTCATTTTATCTGTTGACCAATACACTTTATAAATTTTGTTATCTTTCAATTCTTCTATTTCCAAAATAATCCCGACAGAACCATATCTATCACGCACCAAGTCACCCGGCTTCACTTAAAACTTCCCAATAATCTTGTACAAGTTCTAAAGGTGCTTGAGATACAAAAGTTTCACGTGAAAATAAAAGCTTTACATATGCTTCAGAATTGCCTTTAATTTGTAATTTATGTATTCCTAATATTATTGCAGTTCTTCCACTTTTGTGGTGTTTAATCAAATCACCGACTTTCATTTGCCTCCACCTCTTCAATAAGTTTATCGAGATACCACCGGGCCTTCTTTAAATCTCTAAGGGACTGTCCTTTGTAGGGGTGTCTCGTTACATATTTGATAATATTGCTTTCTGGATAGTCCATTTTCCAAGAGCGAATATATGTATATGTCTCGATGGCTTGTTTGCCCTTCCAGTTTATATTGTAATGTCTCGGGTGATTTATATTATCATCACTCATTCTTTTCCTCTACACGTTTCTTAAAGTCTTCAACAATTTGAATAGCCTTTTCCCAACATGTCGGACAATACAAACGAACTATATCTTCTTTTTCACGTACCACAACACTCCATGTTGTAACCATCTCCTTATTAGTTTTATCAAATGTTTCTTCACATGTCAAGCATTTATCAGGAAGTTTACCAAATAATGCAACTTGGGTTGCCATGGCTTTTTCTGCGTCTTTTTTCTTTTGTCTTTGCACTTTTCTCGTGAATGAGCCCATTAGCTATTTCCCGTAGAACCAAAACCGCCATCGCCTCGTAGCATGTTTATGTTTAAATTATCTTCAAGCGTCTCTTCGACCCCACAGTGTACAATAGGAATTAATACCGCTTGTGCTATTTTATCGCCCGCTTTAATATATTGTGTATTCAAACCAATGTTGTGAAGATTGACGTAAATTTCACCATTATATCCAGAATCAACCACACATGCGCCAGTAATTAATTGACGTTTATACGCGATGCCAGATTTGTTTTTAATCTCCAACATGTGACCATACGGCACTTCAATTTTTATTCCAGTTGGAATAAGCTTTGATTCCCTCGGCCAGATTGGATATTCTTCTTCTCTTAATTCCCCATTCGGACAATAAAACAAGTCCATCCCAGCATCAGATTGATATGCCCTCACGGGTAATTTCGCTTCAGGTCGGATTTTATAAACCTTAAGATTCACCTATGCCTCCCAATTAAAAGATTTCAGCCCAACCTTAAAGCCAACAACCTTATTTGCTTCCAGAGAAACTTTAAAACCAAAATCTCCATTAGCGTAATGCACCTTTACATAGCCGCTGATTTCTTCAAGACTAGAAGGAGTCGAGTTTAACTCTCCGTATTCCTCGTGAATCAGCTTCAAAGCGCGTTCTTCCTTAGATTCCTGCCATATGTAATAGTTTATTCCTCTATTCTTATAACCCTTTATCTCTGTTTGTTGCGAAGTCCAATTTTTAAAAAGCACATCCAGAATAGAGCGAGAATAAGCAGTATTTTGATAATGAAGTCTACCATTAGCCTTTAACATTCTTCTTCGCTCAGAGGGCTTCAAGTCAAAAATCTCGTCTATTAACTCCAAGGTTGAAAATGGGGTGTGCTCATTATTCTTCAACAATAAAACAAATTCATTTTTGATACCAGCGCGAGATTCCTCCGCGTTCCCGGGACTGTCAAACCCAAACTCTTGCTGTAGTGACTCGCCACCATGAATCGCCCAAGCATATGCTTGTCCAGCCTCATAAGGCGTGTGAAAACGGCCAAGTAGTTTTTGGCCGCGAACGGCAACATATTGCTTCTTGCAATCTGCATTCCTTTTAACTCCTTTAAAGCCATATTGATTGTATCTACTTTCAATCGGCTTTACACTTTTATATTCCATGATCTCTCCTGTTTATTGTAAACGTCTAAAACTTTTCTTAATCGATCTTGTGCTAAATCCCCAAGTCTTGCTATAATCTAATCGAGCCACATAAGGCTGGTTTATATATACCTTATCTTTCTTTGGATTAACCCCCCAACATTTAATACTATTAACCGTTGAAGTTTCATCAACAACTCTCAAAATCCAATAAGAGTTGCCATTTTTAGTTTTCTTTGTGATAATCTCCCTGGGTACAAACCAAGCGACTCCCAAGTCGTTATCCCACTCCCCCAGGGGTGGAATACAGTACTCTTCTAATTGATCTAGCACCTCATTGTTTAGAAGCAAGCTCATCGGAAACACACCAGTTAATGATACCAAATTATCTACCATTTCTTCACTAGAAAAATCACCTTCTGGCTCATAAAGTTCAATATTTTCTCTAAACTTCTTAAGGTTCTTTGGCCGACTCACGACCACAGCAGACCAAAAATGTTTAAGCCCGGAAAATCTTTCATCAACTAGTTTATTAAGGGCGCCACTTCTTGCTAAAACATCAAGCGCCTTCTTGTTTAGCTTGGAATAAATGATGTTTTCATTAAACAAAAGTTCTTCTACAGTATCAAAAGGACGATTGCTCATTATTTGATTAATTGCTTTTTCTCCCAAACCCTTCAAAGAAGTTAACGGTTGAATCAATGTTTCATTATCTTCAGCAATCTCCCAAACCACACCAGAGGTGTTAATGTTGACCGGTTGAATTTTAAAGCCAAACTTCTTTGCCAGATTAATTGCTTTTTCTTTTCTAGATTCTGGTTCTTTGTCTAAGAACGCGGCAACCCATTCTGCTGGATAATAATTAAATAACCAAGCACACTGATAAGAAATAATCGAATAAGATACTGCATGAGATTTGTTAAAACCATAGCCTGAAAAGAACTCAAACTTTTGCCACATCTTGTTT